GGACATTAGCGTCGCCATGTGTAAGGGGGAGAATTGTGCCGCGGTCGTCTGTGTAGCCTTGCTCAACCGGTACTCGATGTGTTTCTGTCATAATTGCCTTTCAATTAAATTCATACCAAGATGGTATAGTTCTTTTTTTCCAATTCGCTAAATGCTTTTTAGCACCTACATAATAATTTATATACGATTGTATTGAGTTATTTTTAACTCTATATTCTTCTGGCATTGCAGGTGTAGGTTCAGTAAATCCTACACCTTTAGGAATATGTGTTGGTGGCGCGCGTAATGCATCTATTAGTCGAGCAGTCGCATGAATTTTACCATACCTATAAGTATATTCGTTTAATACTGCAATTAATAATTTATATAACCATTCATAATTTTCATAAGAATGTCTTACCCAAATTGCTGAAGGATGATTGGCATGAGTAGAACGGTACAAAGTATATTCACGCTCATCGGAAAGAATGTATTTGGTTTGTTTTCGATTAGTTTTACTGACACCCACAGATTGAGTACCATCAAGAATACGATGAGCAGTAGAAAGAAGTTGAGCATATTCTAAAATCATTTTAACGACATGCTTGTCGTTATGTAATTCAGCGCAAGTTTTAGGGTCATGATGTAAATAAAAAATATTCATAAAGTTTCTATAGATTTCAATATGTCTGCAATAATTTGTTTAGACTTATTTGACAATAGACTTGAGGATTTTGCTTCAACCAAAGATTTAATAACTGTCACAGGATCATATGACTCTAAAGTTTTATCAGTAACTTTTTCGGGCAAGTTGCCAAAAATATTTAAAGCAATAACTGTCAAAACAATCTCATCCTCAGTATACAGGGGTATTTTATACCCTTTAAATAAAGTTCGTTTCTCTGGAAATCTATAAATCTTTGCGATCATAAAAGCACCTTTGCTTTTTATTTATGCTTACTTTACAGATTTACTTGCCTCTGCCGTACTTTTATCTTCACGTAATTCAATAAATCTAGGTAAGAACAAACTCTCACTTTCGCCAGATCGTTCTTTAATACGTGCATTATAACGTACAGTAATAATTTTTCCTATTACTTTTTTGTCAAACTCTGCTCGTTGTTCATCCGAATAACCAGAGCCAACATTAACACGAATAACACCGTCACTTGTTTCGCATACTAGTGCGCCTAAGCGACCTTTGTTTTTACCAGTACCTTCTTCCCAGTCAACTACCATCAGATCACATTCAAGTTCTCCCTTGAACTTAATTTGATCTTTAGATCGGCGATCTTCCCAAATACCTGTTTTGGATTTTAGAATAGTACCTTCTTGACCTTCTGCCAAGAACTTCTCAAAGATTTTTTGTGCTTCATATAAAGTATCTACTTGCTTAGTCCACACTAAATCTACATAATGTCTAAATTGGTCAAAATTAGATTTAACGTGTGAAATACAATTATTGAGTTTGCCCAATCTAACATTGTAGGGCTCTTTGTCAATACCTTGTTTGAATGAAGCATATGGAATAGCATCCCACAATGTAGCTCGTACGTTTTCAGCTTCAGTATTACTCATTGTACCTTTAATTGCTTTAGATAAAATGCCGTTACCTGTTTGTCTATTAACTGGTTTACCTGCATAATCTGCAACTAACAATTCACCATCGAATACCATATCATCTTTATAGAATTCTGCCATCTTAATAAATGGTATTGGGAATGATGGATTAGGAATAGTTATTTCCTTACCATTGCGTGATCTAAATTCTACTACGCCGTCTTTGACGATTGCATTGAATCGCATTCCGTCGAGCTTGAGCTGACAAAGCGCGGGGAGTGCGATTTTGTCGACAAGCTTTTGGTCGTATCCAGAAGCCAACATAACTGGGTATGTCGAAATAATACCGGGCCAAATTTTATTTGCTGTGGCTTCGGAGACTCCGCAACGGAGGTCTTTTGCAATAACACGCTCAATGATTTTGGCATTTTCTTTACTCAAGTTAGATAGAACATTACGTAGATGTGAAATAGCATTGTTGCCTGTTACTGTTCGACTAGACAATAGTGATAAATCATCTAATGCCTGTTCCAAAGTTTTGCTCTCTGAAACAAAATCGTAACTTGGAATTTTTCTAATGTAGAATTGAATGAACGGGTCAAGTGCAAGATAGAAAACTTGTTTAAGTGTTTTGTTATCTTTGTTTTTAACAAGAATTGCTTCTTTAGCTAAACGGGAATTATCATTTGCTAATTGTTCAAATATATTATAGATCATACTCATTTTTTCTCCTTAACAATACTATTATAACACCATATTAAAAAGGTGTCAAGCATTATATGGGATAAATGGATTAAATTGTGGATTAATTGAAAAAGAAACCTTATATTTTGGTTCATTCGCAATTACCGTCTTTTTAATCTCTTCGATTTTCTCTAAACTAGCATAAACACCTATAATACCTTTTCGTTTTACACGATTAATATTATCCAAATACTTAGCTTCGAGAATAAATTGGTTAAACATATTAAGCAGTTTCTTTAGCCATTGTAGTGGTATTAGTAATAGCTTGATACATTGATTCAAACTCTTCGTGTTCCTCTAGCTCAAGACTAAAGTTTTGCTTGTGATAAACTCGTGCCATACGACGGAATGTCTTTTTAGACAATAGTTGTTTCTCACAAATTTCGTTGATAGCTTCTCGAATGAATTCACGTTCGCCTTCGATGCGTGTCATCGATGAACTAACTTCTTTCATGCAATCTAAAATTGCTTTACGATCTACTGGGCTGGATGGGATTGTCATAATTAAGGTTTCCTTTCAATATCATCTTCAATACAATTATCGCCATACTGGATTTCGATAATCTTCAATGGGACTTCAGCTTCATTGCAAAGCTGATGCCACTCTGTTTTGCCAATATGTAGACTTTCAAATTTCTCATAAGTCCCTTTTAGCTCAACATCTGTGCTTCGATTTAAACTATAAACCGTAGCTGTTCCTTCTGCAACGAACCAATGTTCTCCACGATCTTTATGTCGTTGCATGCTTAAACATTTACCAGGATCAACAGTAAGTTCTTTTAACTTTACTTCCTTGTCTTGTTCGTGTAGTACTCGGTAATATCCCCAAACTCGATCTGTTTTTGGGGCTTTCCATTCTTGAAGAATCCAAGAACTAGAGTTCATTTTGTTTTCGCCACCTACACCGAATAAAAATTCTAGGTTATCATCTATAATATCCATTTCCGGGATATTCTCTTTTGTACGGTCTCCACCATTAGCAAAAATAATTTTTTCGTTAGGATATATCTCTCTAACTTTACGTATAGCATCCTTAGCAGAGTTATCATTGTCATCGAAGTTGATAACTCTGCCTATATCTTGTAAGGAAGCAACAATAGTTGCACGCTCTTCCCAGGGCATAAACGGCGAACCTTTTTTACGAGTCAACCATGCATCAGAATTTACACCCACAACTAACAAATCGCCTAATTTTTTAGCTGATTTAAAATATTCGATATGACCAGAATGAATTGGATCGAAACCACCTGTTACTAAAACTATTGTTCTCATTAGCGCCTCATACTTGAAATAGATTTTGCCTCATCATCACTAAAGATAGGCACAGCATTGGATTTGTGCATAGTACCAATACCGATAATGTTAGTGCCAGTATACTGAGGAATACCCTTAGTACAAACTGCACCACTATGACCGGTGTCTAAACTCTTAATGTGATTGCTTGTTTGCCTGCCCGCAGGAGCAGATAAAGTATATGATAAAGACTCGAATGTCTTTTCTACTTTTTTCTTTTGAATTGCTTGCCCGTGTTGAGCAAGTACTTGTTGCCAGCTGCCATCAAGGTCACGAGCACGCTTTGCTTCTTCAGCAGAACGATACTTGTGTTTGCCTTTTTTCTTACCGTTTGTAGATAACCAGGGTCCAACAATATGCATTGTCATAAAAACTCCATTACGAATAATTAATTATAACATCTTTTGACGATGTTGTCAAGTCTTATCAAAAGCCCTAAATTTATGTTCAAGAAACATTCTACTATCGTGATTAGGATCGTCGGGAATCGTTCCTTGATCTGACCATTGTTCTTTTGGCACAGAAACTGGTTTTTCTTTGAACCAGGTCAGGATGCGTTCAAAGAATCCGTCTTTTTTGCCTTCGGTTCTCCCAATGGCGGAATGATTGGCTTATTAGGCAATAGACCAGGAAAAGCTTCTCTTACCAAATCTTCTTTCAATGATTTGTATTTAGTTTGTAGTTTTCTATCTTTAGCTAGACACACTGCTTCAGCTTCTGTCCAATGAATGCCTTCAAGCAATTGAATAAACAACTGCTCTTTTCTAGCGCGAGTCAAATTAACATCATTTTGTAACCAAATATAAAAACGTCTAAATTCTACATAAAGATTTGACTCAGAATAACCTGCAGGTATAGATGTATCCTTTTTGTAAGGAGGCTCACCTTCAGGTAAACTCATTTTAACATTTGGATCAAAATTAATTTGCAACATCCCTTTTAGAATAGGATGGTCATATGCTCTTAATGTTTTAATCTTGGCTTCTTTGGAGCCAGCCTTTTCAACTTCATCAAAAATCTGTGGGATAGATGTTTTCACTTTAAAATTCCTCTATAACTTCTAGCATGTTCTTCATTTTATGTTCAACAAAGAAAGTTAATAATTTACTTTTATCTTTTGTCGGCTTATCGGTATAAGTATTTATAATAGATTCTTTAATTGAAGTTGGGATGCAATCAAAACTAACTAGTTTGCGATTACGCTCATAATTTGTTTTGAACTCAGCATCCTGTGGCATAGCATCAAAATCTTTATACCATATATCCAATTTATCTTGTCTAATAGCTTTTTGTCTTGTACCGGTTACAATACTATCATCTGCAGAAAGAACATTGGGGATACCATCACCCTTGTCACCTCGAATAATATGTTCAAACAAATATTTTTCTGGGCTAATATCTGATTTTACATATTTCTTTTGAATAGGTGAAAATTGTTTAACATTCTCATATTTTTGCAATTGAATAAAGTCATGATCGCCTGATAATACTAAGAATGGTTTTGGTTCTGAAAACAATACATTACTAGTATCATTTGTCTGAGACCATTCTGCCAATACTGCAATCACGTCATCTGCTTCTGCGCCATCGACATTAATTACTTTATATGGGAAGAATACATCAATCTCACTCCTAATAAGATTCAATGCTTCAAAAATTTGTTTCCAATCTAAGCCAGATGCTTCACGAGCTTTTTTCCTACCGGCCTTATAGAACTTAAATGCTTCTCTGCGCCAATAATTTTGATTGTCGCAAGCAATCACAATCTCGCCAAATTCTTTACCGAATTTTTGTTTATAGCTTCTAATAGAATTTAGAATCATATGACGCAGAAGTGGTACTTGCACTTCGATGTCATTGCGGCTGCCAATCTCCATCATAAGATTAGAAATGGCTGTTTGATTAAAGTCAACTACGATCATGATATATTTTCTTAAGTTAGTTTTACTGTTACACTATTTGTTGGCGGCGTTACTTCAGTACTGACAGATGCAATGACATTACCGTAAATATCATAATATGCTGCACCCGATTCATTTTGTTGTTGAATCGCTGCCGCATAAACTGACAATGTTTGTTTAACATTTGATTTTAATGTCAGATCAAATACTTGATTACCGCAACCTGATAACAAATTATAAACAATCTGTGTAATTTGAGAAGTTACTGCACTTCTAATTGCTGCCTTGTTTACTATTGTATTGAAGTTTAAATTAAATCCGTCGATTGTTGTTTTAAATGTTGCCAAAGCAGTAACTACATCAGCAATACCCAATCCACTTGTTAATTTTGCGGTAATAGCATCAATTAAGTCTTTGGTTTTTAATGATTCTGTTAATGCTTTAAGGTCAATATCAGGAACGTCACCGTTAGGTGTACATCCACTGCCCAATAAATCTTGTAAAGAACAACCACCGGCATTAGCTGACCCTGAAGCTGGTCCTACTCCCGACAATCTATCAGTATTTGTTTTAAAATCTTGTAATGCCGTTTTATTAGCAACAAGAGCCGCTTTTTGAGCAGTTAGTGTTGCATCGCCTGGACTTGAAACAAGACCATCATCAACAGTCGCTATCCTAGCATCAATGCCTGCAATAGCAGCGGTGATAGATGTACCAACTGGATTTTGGTATAGTTGCCCGCCAATTTTTTCCATGACATCTGAAAAATCACTAGCAGCCGCCTGCGCCGCATTTATAGTTGCGGTTACTTGATCAATTAGTTGTTTAATTTCCAATAACCCAGTTGGTATCAAACCACCTTGAGCGGCCTGTGCTTTGCCTTGGCTCAACTGAGAATAAAGTTGTTGTAATGGATTGCCGCCTATCTGAGATAAAATAATCTTGATAAGCGAGCAATATGTTAATTTTAACACTGACATATAGTTACCTCATAATTCGTAAAATGATTGTATCTATATTTATCCTACCATTAACCGCTTGTTCTTTAGCCTTAATATCATTGATGTATGTTCGCAACTTAACTTTGCCTGCACCCATTAGATCTTTAATTTGTTCTGCAGGTTTACGTAGTGTCTTTTGCTTAGATTTATCTGGTGACCAATTTTGCAAAGCCGACCCCTTAACAGTCATACCTTTTGTAGACTCAGACGTATAAACTGCTAGCTTACGAGTTTTAGTATTAAATAACCAGACTTGTTCTGCACCTACAAGATCAATTGCTTTTGCAGATGTCAACCCAAGTTCTTCATCTTTAACTTTATACTTAAGAGATTTAATCTGTGTGACTGCAGGCTTTTCTCTTACTGCTCGAGGTTTGCGATTTGCTTTCTTAAATTGTGAGTATTTCTCGCAATCAGCAATAAATGCCTCAAATAGCTTAACTAAGTTCTTTAGTTTGCGTTTATTGATATTAGAATAACCCTCAATCGTTTGAGAATCTTTAGTATCAACGACTGCATTATATTGATCTAATTTTTTCTGTGCCCATTCTTTAATGTCTGAAACATATGGTCCAGGAATTTGATTAGATTTTAAATTATTGTATAAATTAATCTCAACATCATTCTTAATGAAGTCATCAATCAATCCTTCGACTTCGCCAATATACTCAGAAGTCTTTTCCTTCATTACATCTTGAATAGAAGGTTTTTTAACTGTGCCAATAGGCGTTACAACCTTAGCAACAGACTTTTTATTGTAGAATCTGTTTTTGCCTAACCGAATCAATTCATCAAGTGCATTATTAAAACCTTGCATATGAGTAGGTGATAATTTTGCGCCTTGAAGAACTAGTCTAGCAACCCAACCATACGTAATATGAACATCTTTCTCTTCAATTTCAGAAAAATATTTCGCATCTTCTGGTCTATTATGTTTAATATAATATTCGTAATACTTGTAAGAGTCAGCACGAGTCTTTTCTGCAGAATACCAATTATTAATACGCATCAAGTCTGCGTTATAGTTTACAGAAATAGGATCAAGGTGCGAAACCGTAGGTTCCGAACCATATGTGCGACTCAAATCATGTTCACGTTTAGATGCCAATTTTATCCCCTATTGTAAATTTAATTTCTCTGATAGAATCATACCTACACGATCGCCATTCGTTTTTCTCTAAATCAAAAACAGAAAGCACGTCGTCATTTTCTTTTCTGACGCGATCTGTTTTCTTTTCTAGAATCGGTAACGATGATTCGATAAGAGTACACTTCATTTTTCTTATTGTATCATCTTTCTTCAAGAAAGTCAAATTCACAATGTCCGTTCTAAGAACGCCTTGTAACCATTCCCTAAATAACTTCTGTTCTTTCGAATCGGCTTCTTTATACCAAGTTGGGGATTCTAAATTCATTTTGTACGGCTTTCAAAATAGTTTCCACGCGATTATCGACATGGTAATTGTTCATAATTAAATTGTGACGAGCTAAAATGCCGTCTTTACCGGTTTCATCAAATATTTTATTTGCTTTTTCAGTAATTGGTAATGGATTTTGAATATCTTCATAATCATAGAATAAAATATAATCATGCATATTAACAATATCTCTATGATATTTTAATGAGCGAGGAACGATTGGAATTCCTCCAGTAATTAAAGCATCGTATATTCGAATTGGCGCATCATTCAATACTGGAACAATCCAATGTGCTTTATGACTGCACCATTCGGTAAATCGATCCAACATATCTCGGCTATGATAAGAACCATCTACTAATTTTACATTTGGCAATGTTTTATGTAGTGTGGTTAAATTCTTTTGACGTAATGGGAATTGCGGATATTCAATGTGTGTTCCTAATGGATCATTGCTACGATCTGTGTCTGTAATAAGATTTAAATGTTCTTTTAAATATTCTTTAGACCATTGAATAGTACCAGACCCAACCGGGCCTGCCATGATATTATTAAATCTTGATAATGGTTCAAGATTATCAGAGTGTGTTGGTACGTAAAGATCACATGACGCAGCTAGCATACCTGACAGAGCAAACCAGTGGTGGTTATCAAAATCCCAAATAACGAATGCAGATGTAGGTGAATTTAAATACAATTCGATAAAACGATTTAAATTATTATCAGTCATCACATTGTTATTACTTAAAATAACAACTGAGTTCTCAAATACCTTTGGTGCCGAATTCATATTAAAGAAGTGCATATTTGCACCTTTTGGTTTATATGTAACAGCATGGAAAATATGGTCAGTTAAGTAAACTTGTCCTGAAAAGTTTTTGCTTAAATTTTCAGCAAGGTTTCTTACTCGAATATTTTTCAAGCGAACCATATCATAAATTAAATCTTGTTGAGATTGAGCACTAGTTCCAGCAATTGACTGGGCAATGTTATTTGCAATGCCATTGGTAGAGCTAATGTAATCAACTAGATTTGTTGGTGGCGGCGGTGTATCCATATTATAAAATACTGACATTATTCGAATTCTATTTTGTAAATGATCCAAAATAAGAACATGACATTTATCTGGGCCTACAGTTTGATCAAATACCTCAAACACTCTTTGTAACATTGCGCAATTAAACATTAATAAATCTTCATCATTGTCGCACATCATCAGTTGGCGATCTACGGGTTTCATTAGATCTCGCATACGGTTTTCTACTTTTGAATCTTTCAATTAACGACCTCTGCCGACTTTCTTTTGAATGGCTTTATTCAGTATAGGAAGATTTTTTGGTCTTACTGTGTTTGCTAATGCCTGCAAGTCTGCTAAAGGTTTCGAATGTAATTTTGGTTTTCCTGATTTCGTTGTATTGGTATCAAGCTCTTTATTGTTTGCCATAATGTCTCCATTTTAAAATGCTTTTAGTTTTTGCCAAGTATCCATCCAATTAAGTACATTATAACACCCACCTATATTGTTGTCAATAATAACTTTACCTAAAGGATAATCATTACCCACCTTATCCATACGGTCTCCGAAGAAATGAACTTCTTTTTCGTCTGGTAAATATTTGAGTATTTGAGATTTGTCGGCGCCTTTGGCAAATATGTCAATGCCCGTTTCGCCCCCGACAACGGCCTGTACAGTAGACCATTTGTTGTTGATTTCGTTTGCAATATGCTCTCGCTCAAGATGAATTCTATCCCATTGATAGTATTCGTCTCTTTCAATACCTATAGCATTACGACCAACTATTGAAAAGTTTAACATCCCGATTCTTTCTTCGAAATGTTTACCATATTTAAAATTATATCTAGAATAATACAGTTTGTTTTCAAGAAATAGCCATAAATCATCAGGACATTTCCAATCGCTTTTGTAGATTAATTTACCTTGTTGATAAATTGCATTACCTGAGCAATTGAAAGAAAACCTGGCTTTGTTGACCAGGTCTTCTCCAAGCTGTTCTATAGTTTTTTCAAGATCAGATCCTGTCACAAATGCAACAGGATGTTGATCCATAAAATTATTAAACCAAACTTTAAATTCATTATCTATAACGCCACGACTCGGTGTGAGTGTGCCATCCACATCAAATATAAAATACATAATAAATTACCTTATGCTTTACCTTCTACTTTTTCTTTTGTACGGCCATAAGCAGCGATACCAAGAACGGCACCCATTGCAATATGATATAGCCCAGCACCTTGAAGTGTTAAAGGTTGCCATTGGCTCGTAACTTGACCTGCGGACATTGCTTGAAGCAATGACCATAAGATTGGAAATACAACAAAGTCTGCTGTACAGGTCATCATGTAGACCCAACCCATAACAGGCCGCCATTTTTTGTTGATCCAATCTGTACTATCTTTATCATGTGCAACTAGTACATCTGCACCGGAGTGCATTGCACCACCGGGGCTTTTTAACATCTCAGGATTACCAGATTGGTATCCTGTAGGTGGGGTTGCGTTAGTATTAAAAGGCGTTGGATTTCTTTTTTCTTCTTCAGCGTGATCGTCCCAATTTGCCATTTTTATCCCTTTTTTTTATTTTTTTATCTTTTTTGCTCTTGGAGCCTTTGATGCAGCTGTTTTTCTAGCTCTTGTAGCCACTGGTGCAGTTACAGCTGCTACTACGACAGGGTCTGCCGGTGTAGCAATTAGTTCGGCTGGTGCTTGACCTTGTGCCTCGACCACAACATCTGCAGGAGCAGGTGCTGGAGCAGTTGGCGCTTCGGCAGCGGCGGCAATAGCAGGTGATGCATTGATTTTTTCTTGTCTTGCTGCAAGATCAAGAGTTGGTTCTTCTGTTTTCTTTGGTTCTAACCCAAACAATCTTCTTAAAATACTCATTTCAGTATCCTTTTATAGTTAATATTAAAAGTCACGGCAAGAACCGCAACAGCATTATATATTTAACACAATTCACACCTCACTATTTTATGAAATTGTGTCTTCAAATAATGGAAATGTGGTTACTTTGAATCTTTTTGGTAATTCTTCGAATAATCCATATTCTTCACTGGTCCCATCCAAAATAATTGAAGGTAAGCCTTCAAGATCACCTACCCAGACAATACTTAGGGTGCAGTAATCGGTTTTCTTGCTAAATGAGTTGGATGTATAGCGATCTTCGTAAAATCCGATTGGATAAAGTTCGCCTTTGAAATCTATACCGATTTCTTCTTTGATTTTTCGCCTGGCAGCATCGATTGCTCGCTCACCTTTGTGAATTCTGCCACCAATAGGCCAGAAAACCCCTTTGCAGGGTTCCTCGGTTCTTTTAATTAACAATAATTTGTCATTATAACGTAAACAAACATCAACGCACAAATTTACAGTATTTTTAATTATCTCTTTATATTGTTTTTCAGGAATAAACATTATTTCTTTTCATAATAATCACACTTCAATATCTATGTACCTACCAAGTTTCAAATCAACACTACGTTTTGGGTCAATTTTTTCTATTCTTTGCTTTTCTATTGCTTTGCGATCAGTTTCAATTCTAGTTTGTCTAGAAGTTTCTTGCATGCGTAGAATATTTGCCTGATGTGCGGCATAGTAATCTAATGATACTTTTGAAATCTTCATATTGTTATTTATTATCTAAAAAATGTTGTTTAATTTCTGCTATGCAATCTACACGAAACGCATTTTCAATTTGATCTCGATAATCTTTATATCCAGGAGATAAATTTTCAATTACAGTAATACATTCGTTAATAAGCATATCTGCGAATCTTTCGGGATCTATTAAAAGAACCGATTGCATTTGTCCATCAACTAAAATTGTTTTATACTGCTTGGACAATTCGGCAAATTGCTTAATTTTTTCATTCATAATAAGTAACTCCAAAGTCTAAGTATCCAGTATATAAACCAATATACAATAACAAGCAGTACCAGGCCCCAAAAGGTTAACACTGCTGTCATGAACGCAGTTCCCAATAGTTTTATAATAAGGTCAAATATCACTGTTAACTTACTCTTTAACTCCAAAATGTTCTTGATATTTATTTAGCAATCTTTCAAATGCATTAAATGAAAGTTCTTGTTTATTAATTTCAATGCATTCTTTCACGATCAACTCGCCAAATTTTTCAATAGCTTCTTTATCATAAGAATCCATCTGATCCCAGCAACCGCTAGCTGTTAGACCAGACTTATACATCAAATCGTCAATTTTAGAATCCATATAATTTCCTGCGGTAGTAAATTTTAAATCGTTCATCATTTAACCACCAAAATTTTTAATAATTAGATTGAGGGCATTGATAGCGGCGCCATTACCAACAACATCCTCGGGATGAAGCCAGTATCCTGTGGGATTATCATCAGTACGAGGATTCTTACGCCATTCGGTCAATTCTTTTTTTAGATAGTTTCGATGTTCTTTTAAATTTAGTAAAGTAATGCGATCGGCTGCTTCGCCGTCTAATGTAATAGGTCCAAATCTTTTATTCATATTATTTCCAAGCGTTATATAATCCAATTAAACAAGTAACGATTGCTACAATATTTACCGTCATCTGAGGCTTATTCATTACTCGTATAGTCCATGTCAAGAACATAACGGTACCTAATGTAAATGCAACAATATTATATGGATAAGCATCTGGCCCAACGGCATTGCAAACGTGTCCAATGATGATGAATACTGCGCCAACCCATTGAATGATGTTATTCATTATTCGACTCCGTATTCTTTCTT